GACCCGAGCGGACGCCCTCAAGGGGATTCCGGCCCCAAGATCGGTCCGCTTGCGCGACGGGGTTTATTCCGACCTGGGAGAGCTCGAGAAGCCTCCACCGTCGATCGGGCGGCAGTGTTCCCCGTATTCCGAGGCGACCGATTGAGGGCGACCCCGTAGGCCAATGGCCGCGCCTTCCGGAACGATCGAAGCCTACGGGAGACCGTATCCCAAGGGCACGATGAGGTTCGCGATCGAGTTGGACTGCTACCGCGACCGGTTAAGCCGCGCTGACGGCGGCCTCGGGGCCGAGGGGCATTTCAAGAACGCGTGGAAGATCTTCTGGCCCGAATTCCAGTGGAACGACTGGTGCGAACTCATGGTGTGGGCATGGTGCAATTACAAATACGTCGTCATCATCGGCCACGCCCGAGCGTCCAAGACCTACACGAACGCCCATATCGCGTACCTGGACTATTGCGCGGACCCGGTGACGACGCTCACTTCCGTGGCGACCGTCACCTTCGAGGGGCTGCGCCTGCGGATGTGGTCGGACCTCTTGCGGGCAGTCGAGACTTCCCGGGTCCCGAATCCCTTCACCGTCAGGTCGACGACCAACGAGTGCCGGATATTCCCAACAGAGCTCGCGCGGGAAGCCGGGGAAAAGTACCAGATCCACGGCATGTCGGTCTCCCGGACCCAGGATGCCCCGGGTAGAATCCGGGGCGGCCACGCAGACCGCCGGAGGATTTTCCTCGACGAGGCCCAGGACATGCCGGACGCGATCTACGAGACGATCTCGAACCCCATGTCCGCCCCCGACGCCCGGTGCGTCATGCTGACGAACCCGGTCGAGAAAATTTCGAGATTTGGGGAATGGTGCGAGCCGAAGGAAGGATGGGGCTCGGTCGACGAGACCGATCTTTGGTGGGAGACGAAAAAGGGCGACGGACAGGGGGTGTGCCTCCATTTCGACGGGCGACAGTCGCCGAACCTCAAGGCCGGTCGGACGATCTTCCCGTTCCTTTTGACGGAGGATTTCTGCCGGGAGGTCGAGTCGAACCACGGGAGAGAATCGCTCCAATACTGGTCGCAGGTCATCGGATTTTTCCCGCCGGACGGGGTTGTCTCGAAGATCTTCCCGGCCTCGGTCGTCGAGCGCGCCAAGAGCCCGATCAGGTTCGACTTCGCCCCGCAGATGTGCGCGACGCTCGACCCGGCGTTCGAACAGGACGATTGCGTCATGCACTTCGGACAACTCGGGATGCCGGTTTTCGGCCAGAGGGACTATCGTATCAATGCGACGGAGACCGTCGTCTGCAAGATCGACGCCGGGCCGGCGGCCGAGCCCAAGGATTACCAGGTCGCCCATTGGGTGATTTCGGAATGCGGGAAACGGGGGGTCCAGCCGAAGCATTTCATCATGGACCGGACCGGCGGGGGAAGGGGCGTCTATGCCATCCTCCAAAAGGAATGGAGCCGCGATGTCGAGGGGATCGACTACGGGGGGGCGGCGACCGACCGTATGCTGCGCGGGGACGACAGCCGAAAGTGCAACACCATATACAAATGGTTCGTGACGGAGCTTTGGTTCCGAGCGAGCGAATGCGCGAAGGCCGGGCTTCTGGGGGGGGTGTCCAATCTCCATCCGAGGACCGCCGACGACCTGTCGAGCCGCCGGTACGAATTGAAGCAGGACACCAAGGGGACGCTCATCGTCGCGGAGAGCAAGGGCCGGGTGAAGGAACGCCTCGGGCGATCCCCGGACTTCGGGGACGCGTTCGTCCAGTTCGGGGAGCTTCTGGTGCGGCTCGGGACGGCGCCGGGAGGCGGCATCGTGGCCAGGATGAAGGCCGGTTCCCTCTGGACCAGATCGAAGGACAGGGCGGCCAAGGCGGCGGCCCGGTACGACGAGGCGAGGGAATTCTCGTATTAGCTTGAAACAGGCATCGGTCGCCGCTACGTCGCCAATACGCATTCACGGCGTAACATGGCCCTCATCAGCCAAAAGAACACAACCCCGCCGGACGGCTGGCGCTACATCCAGGCCGAAACGAAGGCGCGGATGGAGCATCAGACCCTCTCGGAGCTGGTCGACATGGTGGTCCAGCACCGCAGGTGGGCGGGTCTCAAGCCGGACGACGCAGCCTCCGTGCAGCTCGATGTCGAGCGGCAAATCTGCATGGCCCAGTTCCCAGGGGTTTGCCACCCGGAGCCCGGGGAGGACTACCGGCCGCTCAAGAACATTTCGAGGTCGCTCACGGTCGAGCTTGTCGAGGCGATGTCGACGGCCGCCTTCGAATTCCTCAAGTCCGGGATGAGGTGGGCCGACGAGGCGACGGCGAACCGTAGGGCAGACATCTGCCGGGGCTGCCCGCTTAATTTTTCGCCGCATGCCTGTTCCTGCGCCCCGGTATGGGCGATCGTCCGGGCGCTCATCCCCTCCGACCGCCGGCTTCCGGGGCTTTCGATCTGCGCGATCTGCGGATGCAGCCTGGAGGCCAAGGTGCTCATGCCCGAGAGCGTCATAGCCAAGGCCGACGAGGGGCGCGATCTGAGATACCCCGGGTACTGTTGGGCGGCGGCGATCTGACCCATGTCAAAGAAGAAGCCCAAATCCCGCCGAGAAAGGATGCTCTCGCAGCTTCTGCCGGAGTCCGCGAAGCGCCTTTCCGAGAGCGGGACCGGATCGCTCGACCAGCCCTTCATCGGGCCGACCTGGGCGAACGACCGCAGGATCAGGGACTGCGGGCAGGCGCGGGAACTGTACGTGCGGCTCTACCAAGAAAACCAGCTTCGGGCCCAGACCTTCGCCCAGGTCCGCAATCAGGTCGAGGGCGGCCGCCCGTTCGACCCCGACGAGCAGAGGAGGAACGGCGAGACGTGGAGGACCAACTGCAATTTCAACGACGGGAGGGCGGCCCACCGCCGGGTCTCGATGCCGTATTGGAAGATGGTCCACGAGGTCCCACGGAAGATTTCGATGGCGATCCACTCCAACGCTCCCGAGGTGGACCAATGGAACGTCGCCATGGCAGAGTGCTACGACATGTTCCTCGACGACTGGGGAGATGACTACTTCATGCAGTTCTCGGGGATGGCCGACGACTACGTGATGTACGGAACCGGCCACACGATGCGGGAGGATGACCGGTCCCCGAGGTGGAAATGGATGCCATCTGTCCAGGTGCTTCTGCCGAAGAGGACGAAATCGAACGTCGATACCTGGGAACTGGTGGTCCTCAAGCGGGAGCTGACGGCCTCCGAACTGTGGCGGCATATCAGCACCCCCGGCAATCGAGCGAGCGCGAAGACCGCGGGGTGGAATCCTGACATGATCGAGATGGCGATTCGGATGGCGGCCCCGGGGCCGGCCAACACGCGGTATTTCGACCCGAACTTCTGGCAGGACATGGTGGTGTCGAACGATCTGGTCATCGGCGGGGTCTGGCCTCCCGTGACCGTCGTCGATGTGTGGGCGTACAACCCGGAGACGAAGAAAATCCGCCACTACATCCTGACCGAAAAGAACGACGTGCCGGACTACCTCTACGAGGCCGACGAGGAGGCGACGAGCTTCCGCAGGATCTTCGGGACCTGCTTCTACAGCGTCGGATCGAACGGGCTCTACCATTCGATCAAGGGGTTCGGGGTGATGAATTACTACTACATGACCGTCCTCAACCGGACGAAATGCCGGCTCGTCGACGCGGCGACGTTCGCGATGGGCATGAACTTCGTCAAGGGCGACAACACCCCCGAGGAATCGCCCCCGGTCGAGAATTACTCGATGGTCAACGTCTTCCCCGTCGGGCTTTCCCAGTTGCAGTATTACCCGCAGCTGGGGGCCGCGTCCGAACTGATGGGGATTCTCAAGCAGAACCAGGACGAGAACAATTTCACGTACAACGAACCGCAGAAAGACATCGCCGACACCCGGACCGCCCGGCAGGCCGAGATGTTGGGGCAGATCGCGAACGAGATGTCGACCGCCGGAAGCTCGATCTTCCTCTCCCAGATGGGCCGAATCTACTCGGAGGATGTCCGCCGTCTCCTCATCAAGGATTCGTCCGACCCGGACGCCAAAAGGTTCAAGAAGCGGTGTCTGGCAAAGGGGGTGCCACAGAAGGTGCTGGACTCCCTCGCAGGCGACGAGGATTCGCCCGGAACGATCGAATACACGGTCAAGACCGGAGCCAGCCCGACGACGGCATCTCCTGTCGTCCGGGAGCAGATCGGGCAGGCCCTGATGACCCAGATCATGCCGCTTCCCGACGCCAATCGCCGGGCGATCCTGGAATTCCGGGTCGCGAACCTGACCGGATCGGACGGCCCGAGCCGGTATCTCCTGCCGATCGGCGTCGCCTCCGACCCAAGGGCGCGCCGCGAGGCCAGAATGGAGAATGTCGACCTGGGGCACGGAATCACCCTCGGAGACCCGCCGAACTTCGGGGTCGACCCCTCCGACGCCCATGTCGAGCACTGCGACGAGCACCTGAAACCGCTTGAGATGATCTGCCAGGCAGTCCAGCAGTCCGGGCAGCTCCCGCAACCCGGGATGCCCAAGCCACAGCTGACGCCGGACCACCTGACGGCGCTCCAGTTCACCATTCCCCACATCCAGGCGCACCTCGGGTTCCTTGCGAACGACGAGACCAAGAAGCAGCAGTACCAGCAGCTGAAGGCTCGGTTCACCGCCGTCTCGGCCGTCGCCCAAGGACTGATCGCGCGGCTCGCCCGCGCAAGCCAGCAGGCCCGGGCCAACGGTACGCAACTTCAGCCCGGAGACGTGCAGCAGGCGATTGCGGGGGCACAACAATGAAAAAAGGCGAACGCCAAAAACCCGACATCTTCTACGACCGGCTCGCCCGATTGAAGCCGGAGGAGAAGGAAGAGCTGCGGACGGTGCTGAAAAGCCCGCTCTACCTCAAGCTCATGCGGATCGTGGAGGGGAACAAGCCATCGGCCAATTGCGCCCTGGCCGGTTCGCACGTCAGGGACGCCTTTTCCGGGGAACGGGCCAACGCGAGGCTCGGGGAGATCCGAGGATGGGAACTTCACATAGCGGCGATCTTCGCCGTTCTCCACGACGCCCCACCCAGGTCGCCCGAGCCCGAGCCGAGCTATCCCGACTCGGGAATGCCGAAACTGGAGCCGCAGATTCTCGACAAGAAATAATCCATGAGCACGATCCCTAACGCCACCCCCGCGGTTCCCACCGTTTCGCCCTCCTCGCCCTCCTCGCCCGCCTCCCGGCCCCCTCCGGCCCCCGGTTCCTTTCCCCAAACGATCTCAAGGGACGACAACTACGACGCCGGGGACCTTTACCGGGCCCATGTCGCGGCGAATCCATCCATCGCTGCTAAGCTCGCCGAGCAGGGAGTGACGGTTCCGGGTCCGGCACCCGCGACTCCGGTCGCTCCCCCCGCCTCGTCGCCGCCGACCCCCGAGCCCGCGCCCGAGCCGCCGAAGGGGACGATCGCCTCGAAGCTCTTGCCGAAGACCCGAACCCCCGAACCTGCGGCGCCGGCCGCTCCGGCCGGCCCGGCGGGTCCAGCCGCGCCCGAACCCAATCCCGAGGACAAGCTGACGCTCTACGCGGACCAGACAGGGAAGGCCGCGCAGCCCGGCACGCCCGCCGCGCAGTGGGCAGAACTGAAGACGATCACCAAGGGCCTGCGCGACCAGTTGAACGCCGCCCGCGAAACCGAGCGCTCGCTCAAAGCGGACCTGGAGAACGCCCGGAAGGGGATTTCGACCCCCGATTCGGCGGAGATCGAAAAGCTGCGGGCCGAGCACAAGGCGATGTCGGACCGGCTGATGCTTGTCGACCTTCGGGAGCACCCGAAGTTTCAGGCCGAATTCATCACCCCGCAGCAGACCGCGGTCCTCGAGGCCCAGGCGATCCTGGACACGAACGGCGTCTCCGGGGTCAAGGCGGCGGACCTTCTCGCCAAGCCCAGGTCGGAATTCGGGCGCGCGGTCTCGGAGGCCGCCAAGCCGCTCGCCCCCTACGACCAGACGGAATTCGCGGGATTTATGAGGACGGCCTTCGGGCTGAAGCAGCAGGCCGAGCAGGCGCTCTCGAAGTCCCGGGAAATCTACGGAGCCATCCGCACTCAGACCACCGAGCAACAGAAATCCGCCTTCCAGAAGACCTGGGAGAAGGTCTCCGGGTCGGTCGCCGAACACCTAGTCGAACTCGAGGCTGCGGAAAACTCGACCCCCGAGCAGAAGGCTGCGGTCGAACGGTACAACACCGCCTTCCGCGGGATTCGGGAACGGGCCGAACAGATCGCCTTCGGGGCGACCAAGCCCGAGGAAATCGCGGCCAACTCGATCAAGGCTGCGGCCTACGATTTCCACATCGGCCAGGCGCTTCCCAAGCTCCTCGGGGAATACGACGCCCTCCTGCGGCACAACGCTCAGATGGCGTCCCAACTGAATGCGATCCTCGACCGGAATCCCAACCGGCAGGGGACGGTCCCGACCGGGCAGTCCGGAGGGCCCGCCGACTCAACCGATCCCCGCAACATGGACCACCATGCGGCGGCGGATCACTT